CAATACTATGCCGCCGATTGCTGGAAGTATAAGAAACCAGCATGCGCATAGAATAGCAATAAACCATGTACTTAAATACCATTTGTTTTCTTGTTTTTGATTCATTGAATCTCTCCCTTCATTTGTTAATTATTTTTGCAACCCATGTGCATAAGCCTCAATGGTATCTACAGAGCTAGTGTGTTTATCGAAGTCTGCTCTGATGATATGGTTGAGTGCATGGATATAAGCATCGTTAAGCTGCTCCTGTGTGAATCGTGTATTAAGAAAGATAGTATATGAACCATCTTCATTGCAGGTAACAGTTTCTTTAACTTTTGTAGTCTTCAGATCCATCATCTGTACATTTATATCATACAATTAACTCATCCCCCTTGTAACATAGTCGTAGATACAATAACAAATACCGTGGGATGTTTTTTGTACATTATTATCGTTTCTCTTTATTCTTGAGAGCCATGAGCATTGTGTGAACTGTCTCCAAGTCCTCTGGCTCTGCGTCCCTTGCGGCATCGAAGAGAAGAGAGAGTTGCTTGTTTTCAAAGATCTCCTGTGCCTTTTTAGCTGTTTCATCGTCGAAGTAATATGCAGGTTTTGGTTGATCTTCCATATCAAATCCCATTAACCACATTGCATTTACTTGTAGAACCTGAGCAAGTTTTGGAGCTGATATATTAGATGGCTTATGGCTACCATTTACATATTGACTTATTGATGCTTTACTTACACCACTTTTGTCTGCAAGTTCCTGCGCATTTATATTTATGTTATTCATTGCTTGTTTTAATCGATTAGCAGTTACTGGCCATTTCATATATTGTATCCTCCTTTTATTAGTATAATAGGATTATACAACATCGTTTAACTAAAATCAAACAAAAAGTTAAAAAACTTTAAACTTTAGGCTTGACTTTTTAGTTAAACGGAGTTAAACTTACACTAAAGTTAAATGAAGTTTAACAAATATACGAGATGGGAGGTGCGAATATGCCATATCAGTATGATAAGCTGAGAGGAAGAATAGTAGAACGCTATGGAACACAGGGTAATTTTGCAAATGCATTAGGTTTATCAAGTAATTCTGTATCAAAAAAGTTAAATTGTAAAACTGGATTCACTCAGGAAGAGATGAATAAGTGGGCTGAATTACTCGATATTAACTTAAATGAGTATCCTGATTATTTTTTTGCCTAAAAAGTTAAACGGTGTTTAACAAATAAGGATAGAAAGAATGGATAGAAAGGAGAGGCATGAGCAAGCTAGGTGATGCGATAAAAGAAAGTTATGACAGAAAACGGCTGTATGAAGTCTGGGGTGGGATAAAGCAAAGGTGCTATAACCCAAACAACAAGGACTATCAATATTATGGCAAACGAGGAATCCGGATGTGTAAAGAATGGAAAGATGATTTTGATTCATTCTTTGAGTATGTGTCTAAGCTTTCAAATTTTGGAAAAGATGGATACACGATAGACCGCAAGGATAATAACGGAGACTATGGGCCTGGAAATATTCGATGGGCTAGCGTTGAACAGCAGAACAATAACAGGCGGATTTAAAGAAAGGAGAGACATGATAAAGAAGATAACACCGAATCAGGCGGCTGAAGTGATGGGATGCTCCCCTCAGTTTATCCGGATTGGAATGCAGAGAAACTTATTGGATATAGGTGATGCGATCAAGATGTCAAGCATCTGGACTTACAACATTTCTCCCGGGAAGCTTGCGGCGAGACAGGGCATCACAATAGAGCAGTTAAATGATCTCATAAAGGCTATGGGATGAAAGAAAAGGGGTGAGTTGGTAGTGAAAAAGAAGATATGTAAATGTGCTGTTGGAATCATGTTCTTTATTGGCTTCATGCTTATATATGGAGCGGCAAGCTCTGTGGCATTTGTGGAAGAAATGAGGATCATGGAACCGTGGTATGCGCACCTTGGACAGGCATTTGTCGGAGTGCTGCTGACACTCCCTTATCTGGTAGGCAGGAGAAAAGCATGGTTGAGATGAAAGTGTTATCAAGCCATTCTTCATGGCTCAAGGCAAGAACAAAGATAGGTGGTTCGGATGCTTCGGCTATTGTGGGAATGAACCAATATAAAAGCAATGTGGAGCTTTGGAAAGAAAAAGCATATGGAATTGAACCGGTGGATATATCGGATAAGCCATATGTGAAATATGGAACAGAAGCTGAGCCGCTTCTCAGGGAATTGTTCAAATTGGACTATCCGGAATACCAGGTGTGTTATGAAGAAAATAACATCTGGTTCAATGACAAGTATCCGTGGGCGCATGCATCTCTTGATGGCTGGCTCATAGATCAGGATGGTCGTAAAGGCATATGGGAATGTAAGACGACGAATATCTTACAGTCCATGCAAAAAGAGAAGTGGGATCACAGGATACCGGATAACTATTACATACAGGTGTTGCATTACCTGATGGTAACAGAGTTTGACTTTGTGGTACTTAAGGCACAGCTTAAATCTGTATATGGAGAGAATGTGTACTTACAGACAAGACATTATCCGATAGAGCGGTCGGAGGTTGAAGAAGATATCAAGTATCTGATTGAGGAAGAATCAAAGTTCTGGGAGCATGTACAGATGAAAAAAGCACCGGCACTGAAATTACCGGAAATATAGTAAAGGGGTGAGAGAAAAATGTATTACAAAATTTGCAGTAACTGTGGAGCGAATCTTGATCCGGGAGAGCGATGCGACTGTGAAGAGGAGAGACAGAAACAGACAGACCGGATCATTAGCATGATGAAAATGAACAAAGATGGTCAGTATGAACTGGCTATGGTGGGAGGATGTACATGGAATTAAGAGTGAATGAGGTAATAATACCGGAGGAGATTAAAGTTTCAAACTTTGAAGAACTTAAGGCTGAACTTGAGGATAAGGCTGAATACTATGGATCTCTTTTATATACAGATGAGCAGATCAAGGATGCTAAGGCAGATAGAGCAATGCTGAACAAATTTAAGAATACAGTGAACTCTGAACGTATCAAAAAAGAGAAGGAATATATGAATCCGTTCAATCAGTTTAAGTCTCAGATTAATGAGCTCATAGCAATCGTTGATAAGCCTATTGCAGTGATAGATGAGAGAATTGCTGCTTACAATGATGAACAGAAAGCACAGAAGAAGAAAGCTATTGAAGAACTGTTTGCCGGCATGGGCTTTCAGAGTTTCGTTACACTTGAAAAGATTTGGGATCCGAAGTGGCTTAATGCTTCGGTATCAATGAAGAGTATTGAAGAGCAGATGCGGTCAAGAATGTACCAGATTGGTGATGATGTGCTGACACTTCATAATTTGCCGGAATTTGGCTTTGAGGCGACAGAGGTATACAAGCAGACACTTGATATAAATAAAGCCATCAAAGAGGCACAGAGAATGGCGGAAATTGCAAAGGCAAAGGCTGAAGCTGCGGCTAAAAAGAAAGCAGCAGAAGAGGCACGAAAGGCAGAGGAAGAACGCAAGGCAGAGGAAGAACGCAAGGCAAAGGAGATCAAAGAAGAACAGAGGGTAATTGTACCGACAGAACCGCATGAGCAGGCTGTGACACCGCCAGAACCGGTGCAGAGTGCTGACAGCACACAGGAGAGAATGGTAGTCAGATTTGAGGTATTGCTCACAACGGAAGATGCTTATGCATTGAAAGAGTTCTTTAAGAGCAGGAGCATAGAATTTAAAGCTATTTAGGAGGAAAAAGCATGATAGAGGTAAAAGGAAATCAATTGAGAATGGAAGGTTCTGAGGATGAAGTAGAATCACAGGTAGCTGCTGTTTTGGCAGGATACACACGATTCTTATATAAAAACTATCCACCGTGTGTTGCAAAAGAGAAATTAGACAAGGTTATAAAACTTGGTTCTTTTACAGATGAGGAACTTGACGATGAGATTAAGAAAGCAAAGGAAAAACTTAATCAGTTGTTACATGAACTTTTTAGCTTTAATGAGGAGAAGAAATAATGGCAGTTAATAATAGTTTAGTGAAAAAAAACAAGGCACAGCAGAATTTGGGAATCACAGCATACCTTACACAGGATGCTATAAAAAATCAGATTAATCAGGTAGTTGGTGGTAAGAATGGACAGCGTTTCATTTCTGCAATCGTATCAGCATATAACACCAACCCTACACTTCAGGAGTGCACAAATCAGTCGATTCTTTCAGCAGCACTTCTTGGTGAGAGTTTACAGCTTTCACCATCTCCACAGCTCGGACACTATTACATTGTTCCGTTCAATAACACCAAGGCAGGCACGAAGGAGGCACAGTTCCAGATGGGATACAAGGGATATATCCAGCTTGCGATCCGATCCGGTCAGTATAAGAGATTGAACGTAGTAGCCATCAAAGAAGGTGAGCTGGAATACTTTGACCCACTCAATGAGGACATCAAAGTCAATCTCATGGTTGATGACTGGGACAAGCGTGAAGAAGCTGAGACAATCGGCTACTATGCCATGTTTGAGCTGACAAATGGATTCAGAAAAACATTGTATTGGAGCAAGGCACAGATGCTTGCTCATGCGGACAAGTATTCACAGGCTTTCAGCAAGGATGCTGTAAAGATTAACACAAAGTATGGCGAGAAAGAAAAGGTGTCATTTGCTGACTATGAAGCCGGTAATTATGATCCGAGAGATTCATGGATGTATTCATCATTCTGGTACAAGAATTTTGATGGCATGGCTTACAAGACCATGCTCCGTCAGTTAATTTCCAAGTGGGGTGTTATGAGTATCGATCTTCAGAGCGCATTTGAGCGTGATATGACCACTATGGATGGAGATGGAAATGTGACCTATGTGGAAAATGATACAGAGGAATATGTTGATTCCACTGCATCAGAACCGGAAGCAAAACCGGAACCGGAACAGGGCAAGGAAAAAGCACCTGTTATTGAACAGTCGCAGACTACACAGCAGAATCCTGCCGCCGCTGCACTGTTTTCATAAATAATACTTGTTCATGGCAGATACACACATCACACAGTATAAGCCATTGTATATAGCCCTGCCGCTGATCCGGTGGCAGGGAGAAAGGAGCATTGATTGATGAATCCACAGTGGATAAAGAGCGCATCGTTGAATAGCAGAAAGTACAGGAATAAAAAGGTTGAGGTCGATGGGATTCTATTTGATTCCAAGAAAGAAGCAAACCGGTACATGGAGCTTAAGCTGTTAGAAAAGGCAGGAGAGATCACAGACCTCAAGAGACAGGTCAGATACGAGCTTATACCGAGGCAGAGAGAACAATCGACTGAGATGTACAAGGCTGGACCTCATAAGGGCGAATATAAGCCCGGTAAGGTCATAGAACAGAGCTGCTACTATGTTGCTGATTTTGTCTACAAAGAGGGTGAGAATATAGTCGTGGAAGACACCAAGGGCATGAGAACAAAAGACTATGTGATCAAGCGGAAATTGATGCTCCACCGTTATGGAATACGAATAAAGGAGGTATAGAGGGTATGATGACAGACCTTATCGAAGAGAAGAAAAAAGAGTTGATATCAACACAGGATGTTGTATATGAAGTCCTTGAAAAAGATATAGCAGCAAGAAGTAGTGACAACCGGTTGTACTATCTCGTATGTAGAAAAGCATGGATACAATATTGATCATGTTTCTGTGCAAAAGTTCTTCCTGCATCTGTCAGAGTTTGGCTTACCAACAACTGAGACAGTGAGACGCACAAGACAGAAGATACAGGCGGCAAATCCGTGGCTTGCCGGTAACCGATGTGTGCGGAAGATGCGGCAGAAGAATGAGCAGGCTTTCAGGGAGTATGCAAGAAAGGGTGACCAGAATGGCAGATGTGAAGTGGATAAAGATTACAACCGGAATGTTTGATAACAGAAAGATCAAGCATTTGAGAAAACTGCCGGATGGAAACAATATTGTTCTTATTTGGATTATGTTACTCACAATGGCAGGAAAATGCAATTCTGATGGAAGAATCTTTCTTACGGAGGACATTCCTTACACAACCAAGATGCTTGCTGATGAGCTTGGATTTAAGGAAAACATCGTAAAACAGGCTATTTTATCTCTTGAACAGCTTGGAATGATCATTAGATCTGGTGATTTTATAACGGTTGCCGGATGGCAGGAACACCAGAACACTGAGGGCATGGATAAGATAAGAGAAAGTAAGCGAATGGCTCAGTCAAGATGGAGAGATAAACAGAAAGCAAAAAAATCTACTGTAGATAGCTTTGTAGATTCTACTGTAGATTCTACCGTAGATTCTACGAGATGTCTTGTAGACGATGCAGAAGAAGAAAGAGAAGAAGATAGAGAAAGAGATAAGAGGGAGATAAAAGAAGTAGAAGAAAAGAAAATCGACTATGATCGCATTGTCCAGATGTACAATGCCCATTGCCCTTCGCTCCCGGTTGTTAAGTGTTTATCAGATGCTAGAAAAAAGGCAATCAAGGCAAGGCTTAATCATTACACGCTTGATGATTTTGAGGAAATGTTCAAGAAAGCTGAATCATCGGACTTCTTGAAGGGCAAGAACAACAGAAACTGGATAGCCACATTTGACTGGCTGTTAAAGGATACCAACATGGCAAAGGTTCTTGATGATAACTATGCAAATACAGCACCGACAGCAAAGACAAATTATTCCGGGAACAACCGTGTAGCGGATCAGTTGGATGAATCATACAAGATGATGGCTGAATGGGCGCAGGAACGAGCAGAAAAGGGAGGCTTCGCAGATGAAGAAAGAGATGGATAATTCAGCAACAAGAAAAATTAAGTTGATCGCAAGACATTATGGCAAGGGTCGTCTGGTCAGACAGTGTATTTCATGCTTTGCATTATTGATCAATGTTTTTACCTGGTGGTGGAACAATGAGACGACTAGGAGAGAGGCAAGAAGTGAAACGGCAGAAATGAACAATACACTGGCAGAGCAGATCGCATGGGCTCAGATCACAACTGCTGCACTGGCAGAGTTATTCGACATAGCAGATCAGGTCGATGAGCAGAGAGAGGTAGTTTTGACTGAGCTTATCGAGAAAGCCAAACAGGAGATCATTTATGAGCATGAAACAAAATAAACGATGTAACACCTGCAGACACAACCAGACCTGTACGCTTTCAGATACAGGCAGAGTATTACATGTCTGTGATCTTGATAATTCGTACATAGATGAGATCCGGCAGATGCATGGCAGGTGTGAAAAGTGGAGAGGAGTAAAGCGGAATGACGGAACAGGAGTTTGCGAAGTTCGCCATGGGGCTGAAAACTTATTACCCCAGAGAGAATCTACTGCCGAATAGACCGGCAATGGAACTCTGGTACAGACAGCTTCAGGATCTGCCGTATGAAGTGGCAGAGACAGCACTCAACAAATGGGTATCAACAAACAAATGGTCACCATCCATAGCTGAGATCCGGCAGATGTGCTGTGAGGTAAGACAGGGAGAGATACCGGCATGGAGTGAGGCATGGGAGACCGTTTTACATGCGATCAGAATGTATGGATCATATAGACCGCAGGATGCAATGATGACACTTGATGATCTGACCGCAAGGGCAGTGACACAGATCGGCGGATTTGTGAATATTTGCAGGAGTGAGAATATCGACATTGACCGGGCAAATTTCAGAATGGTCTATGAGGAGCTTGCAAAGCGAAAGCAGAAGGATGCGCTGATGCCGGCAAAGCTCAGAAGTGCGATACAGAAGATACAGAGCAACAGCATGATGATGTTGGAAGGGAGAGAAGATAATGAAAAAATTTGAATTAACAAGTGAATTTAATCTTAACTTTTTTGGTAGAAAATTTTTTAGAATTAAGGCTCTCGTTAATATTGAGAGATACGGTGTAAAAGCTGGTGATTTAGGGGGATGGGTAGAAAAAGAGGACAATTTAAGCCAGAGTGGTAATGCATGGGTATCCGGTAATGCTGAGGTATCCGGTAATGCATGGGTATCCGGTGATGCGGTGGTATCCGGTAATGCTAAGGTATCCGGTGATGCGGTGGTATCCGGTGATGCGGTGGTATCCGGTAATGCTAAGGTATCCGGTGATGCTGAGGTATCCGGTAATGCTAAGGTATCCGGTGATGCTAAGGTATCCGGTGATGCTGATTATGCGGTGATCAAGGGCTTTGGAACCGTATATAGACCAACAACATTTTTTAGATGTCATGATGGTGAGGTAAGGGTTACATGTGGCTGCTTCTATGGAACAATTGACGAATTCCGGGAACAGGTTAAGCGAACCAGAAAAGGTAAGGTTGCAGATGAATATCTGAAAATTGCGGACTTGATGGAATATCATTTTAAGAAAGAGGACAGTGGTGAGAATGTATAAATGCATTGACTGTCAGGCAGAGTTCGAAGAGCCGGACATGGAAAGAGAGTGCATGGGTGAATATCATGGACAGCCGGCATATGAGTACCGGGCTATATGCCCCTTATGCGGATCCTGTGATTTTGAGGAGGTAGTGGATGATGGAGATTGACGAAGCTATAAAGCATGAGAGATGGGAAGCAAAACATGCCGGATTGGAGAAAGATGCAGATGATACAACTATTGAACTGAACAGACAGTATCATACAGAGATCGCAGATATGCTTGAGGAGTTGAAAGAACTCCGGAGCAGATAAAAATAAATCAAAGAAAGGAGCCGAACCTCCGGCCGGGGTAACGATATATCGGGTTCCTTTTAAAAAAATGAATGAAGAAAAAGATGATTTGATCCTTCGTGTATTTGGCGAGGATGGAGAACTGGACATTGATAAGCCAGATGAGGGGCTTGCTGAGTACAAGCAGCGAAAGAAAGAAGCGAGAGATCGCATGATTGCGCTGCAGAGACAACCGTATGAGGTCAAAGTTGCACGATCAAAATTAAGAGCCTATGAGTTCATAGAGCAGATGGACAAGCGAGATAAAAATGCTCATGTGAGTGTGGGTGGACTTGATAGTATCACACTACACGTATTCCTGAAGTCGATAGGAATCAATGTTCCAGCGGTATCGGTATCATCTCTGGAAGATAAGAGCATACAGAGGGTACACAAAGCTCTTGGAGTAACGATTTTGAAGCCGCTTAAGACAAAAGTAGAAGTGCTCAATGAAGTTGGATTCCCGGTTATCAGTAAGAGAATAGCTGGCAAGATTGCCCTACTTCAGAACCCTACAGAGAACAATAAGACAGTCAGACATGCAATAATCACAGGTGAATGCGGAGAGCTTGGACACTTCCAGAAAAACAGTCGCATGAAGCTTCCACAGAAGTGGCTTAATCTGTTTGGCGGATATGAGAACGAGAATGAAGGGGTTATGTATTACAAACCGAATTTCAAGGTATCAAATGATTGTTGCTATTATTTGAAAGAAAAGCCATGTGACGACTGGGCAAGAGAACATTCAAGTTATCCGTTTCTTGGCATGATGGCATCCGAAGGTGGTCAGAGAGAAGAAGCTCTCACAGATCATGGGTGCAATTACTATGGCAAGACAGTAATGAGATCAGCACCATTTGCACCATACCTCAGATATGACATTTTAAGACTTGCGCAGGAGATGGATGCCTGGTATCACGATCACACAGATGTGTTTGCAAAGCTTTATTATGAGCAGCCATACAGCAAGGACAAGGATGGAAATGTAATACCGTATGAACCGGTTGATACGATCATACCGGCTATATATGGTCAGATTGTGAATGATAACGGAGAACTTAGGACAACAGGAGCACAGAGAACCGGATGCAGTATGTGTGGTTTTGGAATCCACATGGAAGAACGACCGCACAGGTTTGACAGGCTCAGAGAACGGAACCCAAAGGAATGGGAGTTTTACATGTACCGGTGCTGCACGGATCCGAAGACTGGTGAGAAGTTCGGTTGGGGAAGAGTGTTAGATTACATAGGTGTCGCATGGGAAGATGAACCAGCGGTACAGATGAATATTTATGATTACCCGGAGGTGCAGCCATGATAAACGGAGAACTTATCGTTGATAACTTCGCCGGTGGTGGTGGAGCATCAACAGGAATTGAGATGGCTACAGGGTACAGTGTTGATATAGCAATCAATCATGATCCGGAAGCCATAAGGATGCATAAGGTCAATCATCCAAACACAAAGCACTACTGTGAAAATGTGTGGGCGGTTGATCCAGTGAAAGCATGTGAGGGGCATCCGGTAGCTCTTGCCTGGTTCTCCCCAGACTGTAAGCATTTCAGCAAGGCCAAAGGTGGCAAGCCAAAAGATAAGAACATCAGAGGGCTGGCATGGGTAGCATGCAGATGGGCGGCACTTGTGAGACCGAGAGTGATTATGCTTGAAAATGTGGAAGAATTCAAAACATGGGGGCCACTCAACAGAGGACATCATCCAATAAGGGCAAAGAAAGGTGATACATTCAGACAGTTTGTAAAGCAACTTAATGATCTGGGATATGAAGTACAGTTCAGAGAACTTGTGGCGGCAGACTACGGAGCACCGACCAAGAGAAAAAGGTTCTTCATGATCGCAAGATGTGATGGAGTACCTATCATGTGGCCAAAGCCTACACATGCACCGACAGACAGCGAAGAGGTCAAGATGGGACTGCTCAAGCCTTATGTTGGAGCATATACACAGCTTGATTTCAGCCTGCCATGTCCGAGTATCTTTGATACATCAGAGCAGATCAAAGAGAAGTATGGTATCCGGGCGGTGAGGCCACTTGCACCAAAGACTATGCAGAGGATTGCAAGAGGCCTTAAGAAGTTTGTTCTGGATAATCCAGAGCCGTTCATCATTCAGTGCAATCACGGCGGTGAGAGAAAGCCACAGGACATAAGGGATCCAATGCCGACAATCACAGGAAAGCACGGATATGGAGTTGTAGAACCGAGGCTTGCACCTTATATGGGAACAAATACAACCAATCATCCCGGTGGAAATTGCAGAGAACCGATACATACGATTACCACAGGGAATCAGCAATGTCTCATAAGCCCTACACTTATCCAATACCATTCGGAGACCAATTCAGATGAGGTAAGAGGTCAAGGTATAGAGGATCCGATCATGACAGTAGACAGTTCAAACAGATATGGCCTTGTGACTTCATTCCTTAGCAAGTTTTACAAGACAGGGATAGGGCAGGATGAGAGAGAACCACTCCATACAGTGACAACATCAGCCGGACATTTTGGAGAGGTCAGAGCATTCTTGATTAAATACTACGGAGAGGGTACAGGTCAGGATATAGAACAGCCGCTTGATACAGTGACATCAAGAGATCGGTTCGGGCTTGTAACAATCCAAGGTGTTGAGTATCAGATCGTGGATATTGGTCTCAGAATGCTTGAGCCAAAGGAGCTATATGGATGCCAGGGGTTCCCAGATGATTACATCATAGATCATGACAACACAGGTAAGACATATTCAAGAAGTGAACAGGTTAAGAGATGTGGAAATGCAGTCTGTCCACCTATACCGGCGGCGATGGTGAGGTCGAATCTTCCAGAGCTTTGCTTGAGAAAAAGAATGCCAAATATACGGATAGGAGAGGATGACAATGGGCAACTGTGTTTTGTATAGAATAGATAAAGGAGAAACAACATGACAAATTTTGAGATAGAAATCACATACAACATGATCTGCCGACCGGGGCAGGTCGTGCGGATCCATACAAAAGAAACCACCAGTGGGCGGAATTTTATCATGACATGGAAGAAATGGACCATTGTGGAGGTTCACGATCATCACATAGTGATGAAGAGCGAATACGGCTACCGGGAGAGCTTCACCAGAATAGATATTGTTGAGATGATCAGGAGAGGAGAGATTCGATGGAAATAGTACCAGTACAGGATAAGAGCTGTGAGACATGCAAATACCAGAGCAGATATAAAACAGATGAACCATGCGCACACTGTACCAAGAATGCGACGGATAACTATGAGCCAATGACAAACGGAGATTATATCCGGTCGCTCAGTGATGCAGATCTTGCGCAGATTGTAATGTGCCCGAATGAGATAGGGTTTGATGAAGTAGAATGCCACAAGCATGATAAGTTTTGCCAGGAATGTACATTGAACTGGCTTATGGCAGAAAGAGAGGTTGAGGTGGATGAAAATATATGAATATAAGGGCAAGCATTATAGTGAAGAAGACACGTCTCTTTATGATGAGGATTATGGTGGAGATTTATATGATCTGTATTGGGAATTAAAGCAGGATGGTGAATGTGATGAGGATACGGTTTATTATGCACAACCTGATGGAGAAAATAACTATTCAAGTCCAGAAGAATTGATTGAATCAGAGTTTTCGGACTTAGTAATTGATGAGGAGGAGAGTGACGATGATGAAAGATAGGTATTTATTCAAGGCAAAGAGAGTTGATAGCGGAGAATGGATGCAAGGTTATTTATATGGCATTTGGGAAAAGAGATATATTCTCTGGGGAATGACAAATGATATTCCTAATATGATTGAAGTAGACCCGCCCACAATCTGCCAATGCACCGGCATGAAAGACAAGAACGGCAATCTGATTTGGGAGAATGATATTGTAAAAGATTTCTTCAGTGATGCGTGCGCACCAATTAGATATGGCAGTTATCAAAACTGTTTTGATAGCACAAAAGCAGAGCATATCGGATTTTATGTAGATTGGTCGGGAAAGTATACTAAATATTACAGAAAAGATTTTGGTTATTGGATTCATATGGTTGATATAGAAGTTATTGGCAACATATTTGACAATCCAGAATTATTAGAAAGTGAGGAATAATATGACAGAGCGTGAAGCTATCGAAGAACTAAAATATGATTGCAATGAACTTGGTAAAGCAATTCCATGTGATACTTCATGGGGAAGTTTTTTTGAAAATGCTTATGGAATGGCAATACAGGCACTTGAAAAACTTGCAGAGTATGAGGACTTAGAGAAGCATGGCAGACTTATCAAGTTACCTTGCAAGGTGGGGGATACAGTATGGGATATTGACTATGGCATACCTTTTGCATGTACAATAACAGCCTTTTCATTTGGTGAATGTGAAGAATACATTTGTGAACCTGTTACAACAAAAGAAGTCGTATTCTATTATGCAAAATCGAGTGGAAGTATCACAGGAAGTTTTGCAGAAAGTGCAATCGGTGAGTCGGTATTCTTGAAAAAATCCGAAGCAGAAGCAAAACTGAAAGAATTGAGAGGTGGAGAAGATGACTAAGATATTAAATAAATGTCCTATATGCGGCGGAAGATTAGAATACTCTATGTTAATGCAATTTACTAAAGATTATCAAATCAAATTAAATGGTAGATTATCTAAAAACTCAAAAAATAGCGATGTATCACCTATGGAATGTGGTTTTATAAGCTGTACAGCTTGCGATTTCCATACTAATTGCGATTTGGAATGTGAAGAAAATCATAATATAAAAATATATCAAGTGGCTGGAGTGTATATATATGATGATGAAAGATAGGTATTTATTCAAGGCAAAGAGAGTTGATAATGGAGAATGGGTTACAGGATATTATGTAAAAGGTTTAGATATGTATGACAAAGAAGTTCATCTAATATTTGAACCTGCCACAATATTTTATTCTAATGGCGAAACAGATGGGTGGAACGAAATAGACCCGCCCACAATCTGCCAATGCACAGGCTTAAAAGATAAGAATGGTAATCTTATTTGGGAGAATGATATTGTGGAACTCTTAGGACATAGAGGAGTTATCAAATTTACATGTGGCGGCTTTGGCATTGGATATCGAAAAAATATTGATTGGGAAGAAATACAAGCCAATATCATGCGTATTACAGGATGTGAAAACATTTTATATGCTTGCGAAAACGATAATTATATATCATTGTGGGAAATCTATTGGAATTTTAATGATGAAGATGACTGCTTAGAAACTGTTGAAGTTATCGGCAACATTTTTGACAATAAGGGGGTGTAAGATATGCCAAGAGTTGCAACAGAAATAGCAAGTGATCCGGATTGGAGCCGTGCAAGCCAAATATCAGATAAACTTGGCAGGTCGAAATATCCGGCGTTATGGGCGTTCAGATTCATCCGTGAGTGGGAGCGCATCACGGATCAGATCAGAAGTGAGGTGATAAGATAGTGAATATAGCGAAAGAGTACCTGAAGCAGGTAGAAACGCTTGATACGAAAATACAGCAGAAGAAGATAGAATTAGATAG